TCAACAAGATTACAAAAGGTGGTCTTCCTAACAAGACTCTCAATGTTGCTCTTGCAGGGACTGGTGTGGGTAAGTCTCTTTTTATGTGCCATGTCGCTAGTTCTGTTTTGCTCCAAGGTAAAAATGTTTTATATGTCACAATGGAGATGGCAGAAGAAAGGATTGCAGAAAGGATAGATGCTAATCTATTAAACATTCCTATTCAAAAATTACATGACTTACCAAGAGTAATGTATGAGAATAAAATATCTGCATTAACTAAGAAGACTCAAGGTAAATTAATTATTAAAGAATATCCTACAGCATCAGCACATGTAGGACATATCAAAGCATTACTTAGTGAATTAGAATTAAAAAGAAATATAACCCCTGATATTATATTTGTAGATTATCTAAATATTTGTGCCTCTCAGAGGTATAAAGGATCTATAGTAAACTCGTATACTTATGTTAAAGCGATTGCAGAAGAACTCCGTGGTCTTGCAGTTGAAGCTAATGTACCTATCGTCACCGCTACTCAGACGACTCGTTCTGGCTTTGGGAGTAGTGATGTTGATCTTACTGATACAAGCGAAAGTTTTGGGCTTCCCGCAACTGCTGATCTTATGTTTGCTCTTATTTCTACGGAGGAACTTGAGGAACAGAATCAAATAATGGTCAAACAATTAAAGAATAGATACTACGACCCGACTCTTAACAAAAGATTCTGTGTAGGTATTGACAGAGCGAAGATGAGGTTGTATGATGTTGACGAGGCACAGAAAGATCTCGTTGACGCAGGTGTCGAAGAGCAAATAATTAAGAAAATTTCTGGCAAAAAAACATTCGCTGAATTAAAGTATGATTGATTTCAAAAAGTATACAAAGTTTGTTAATGCTGTAACATCAGAAGAAAGTAAGTATGGTGGTCATTTCCAAGATCGTCTAAGAGACTTATACTCTAAAGATTTTTCAACACATAGAGCACTGACTGCTGCACTAGGACTATGTGCTGAGTCAGGTGAGTTTACTGAAATAGTAAAGAAGATATTATTCCAAGGTAAACCAGTTAGTCAAGAGAATCTATTTCACATGAAACGTGAACTAGGTGATATCATGTGGTATTTTATACAGGCATGTATAGCATTAGATGTATCACCAGAAGAAGTAATAGAAATGAATGTAGATAAGTTGAAGAGTAGATATCCTGATGGAGAGTTTGATGTTCATTACTCAGAAAATAGAGAGGAAGGAGATCTATGAACTGTTGGCATTGTAATACAGAACTAATCTGGGGTTGTGACTTTAGTATGGATGAGGTAAATGATGGTGAGGAATCTGACTTTGATTTTTATTCAACCTTTACATGTCCTAAGTGTGAATCATACGTAGAAGTATTTCACCACAAGTAAATCTAAATAGTATAGTAGAAACTTGGTAGATAATGGCTACTGGTAGAGGTGTACAATTAGAGTGGGCGATAGTATATGAGTCTTTGTCTCGTGCTGATGTAGTGTATAGTACTATTCAAGAGAGGATGAATAAGTATCCTAATCTTAAACCTTATGATGGAGATATAGGAAGACAGGCAAGAGATGCAGTTGATTTAGTTCAAAGAAAAAATCCAAACTTATTAGCAACTGCAAAGCATAGTGATGAGTTAGGTATTAAAGGAGATCCAGAACCTAAAACGGATATTGTATTTACAGATAGGATAACAAAATATAATTGCTCAGTTAAAATGAGAGGTCCTGTTCAGTTATCAAGTGCTGAAGGTCCTAGTACTGCCAAAGCATTAGAACAAACAGCAAAATATTGTCCTGGTGAAAGAGGAAAGAAGTTAGCAATGATTATTAATAGGATTGCAGCAGCACCAACTAAATTACTTACTGAAAGAAATTTACCAAAGGCAACAGAAAGAAGACCAAATATAGTAGCAGACTTAGTTGATGGTAGAGGTCAAATAAAGAAGGATAAAAATTTTGATATATGGATTGCAAATCATAAACCTAAATTGATAAAAGATTTGTATGAATATCTTAAAAAAGATCCTGTTTTTTTACAATGTTTAATAGGTGAAACACTGACGGGAGGAAATTATTTTAAGAATAATAAGCCAGCTATTGCTACACATATGTTATCACCAACTACATTTGTAAAAATGGATTCTAAGTATGCTGCAGCAATGGTTAAGAAAACTAAGATAGATATAAGAGCGAAGTCAAGGGATGGTATTTCATCTATATCTTTCCGCTTTGACGTGAAAGCATAAATAACAATGAGAGCTTAACTGTATTCAACTTATTAATGAAAAAGTTTAGTAACTTTCTTATGGAAGCCGAGCAATCCATGGCTGCTAAGGAAGCAAAAATAAAGAAATTAACGCATGTAGGTTACGGTAAATATGCCGATCAACAAGGTAATGTAACACACATGTCCAAGGCAGGGAAACTTGTTCCACTGTCAGGAGATGAAATATCAAAAGGAGATGCAACTAATGGAGGAGAAGAAACGGGAGCTGGCGAGGGTCAGGTCGATCAAGGTAGCATATCTATTACTTTTGGAAGATTTAATCCACCAACTACAGGACATGAAGCTCTCATTAACAAAGTAGCAGAGAGTGCAAAAAATGGAGAATATAGAATATACCCCTCAAGGACGCAGGATGATAAGAAGAACCCCCTTGACCCTGCGACGAAGGTTAAGTTTATGCATCAAGCATATCCGAAGCATACTAATGCTATTGTCGCCAATGACGAAATGAGAACTATCTTTGATGTTCTTACATCATTAGATAACGAAGGTTATAGTGAAGTTAACCTTGTTGTTGGAGGAGATAGAGTCAGTGAATTTAATTCACTAGCTCAAAAGTACAACGGTGAAGCATATACATTTGAAAATATTAGAGTAACATCAGCAGGTGATAGAGATCCTGATGGTGAGGGTCTAGAAGGTATGTCTGCATCTAAGCAAAGAAAGTTTGCAGCTGAAGACAATTACGCTGAGTTTGCTAAGGGATGTCCCAAGAATTTAAAACCAAAACAGTGTCAGGAACTGTATAATACGTTGCGTCAAGCAATGAAGATGGAAGAATGTGTAGAAGACTTTAGTGAAGTTTCGTATCATTTATATGAGATCGCACCTAAATTAGATCCGAAGGGGTTGCGTGAAGCATACTTCGTAGAAGGACTTTATTCAGTAGGAGATTATGTCGAGAACCTCAACACAGGGATCATTTCTAAGATTGTTAGTCGTGGCAGCAATTACGTCATCTCTATTGATGAGCACGATAATCTATTTCGTTCTTGGTTAAAAGACTTAGTAGAAGTTAAAGGATGGTTACAACCATCTGAACGTGAGTATGCAACTGATAGTTTAGATGCATACGTTCGTAAATTAACGCCTGGACAATTTCTTAAGAAGATAAATAAAAAGGAGAAAGTACTGAAATGACAATGAAATCGTTTACCGACATACAATTACCTGACATGACAGATGCATATCGTCAGGTTCAAGAGAAAGCAAAAAAATTAGATCCTGTTGGAAAAGAAGATGGTGATGTAGATAACGATGGTGATAAGGATTCATCAGATGAATATCTAATGAAGCGTCGCAAAGCAATCAGCAAAGCGATGAAGAAAGAAGATGTAGAAATGGATGAAGCTACACTAGCAACAGCACGTAAGAATATTGGTAGAGATCCTAAGAAAAAATCTTGTTGGGATGGATATAAGGCAACTGGAACCAAGATGAAAGGTGGTAAAGCAGTACCTGATTGTAAGAAAGAAGAAGTAGAAGATGTTGAAGAAGGATATGGTAAAAAGAAAAGTCATAAGTGTGCTTCTAAAGTAAAACATGAAGAGTGGGGTATGGGTGATTGTATCAAGACTATGCATACTCTAGATGAAGAAGGTAATGTCACTCATTATGATGTGTTCTTTGATCATGGAATAGAAAAGAATATTCCAGTTGAAAATCTAGAAATAGTTCAAGAAGGAATGCATGAGCATGTTATTAATGTAGAGAAGAATCAAGAAATCAATGAAATTTCTGCTGATCTAGGATTAAAAGCAGTTAAAGCTGCAGACATGAAGAGAGCAAAACTTGCAAAGGCAGGAGATAAAGAGGGTGCTGCCAAGAAAGCTGAACAGGCAAAAAGATTATATAAAAAGCAAGCAGCAAAAAGATTAGGAAAATAGTGATGCTTAAGTTTTCTGAAGCAACAAAGAAAAAAACAAAAAAGACAACTACAATCATCAACCCACAACTAAAAGACTGTTACGAGTCAGAAACAGTTGATGAAGCGAAGGTTGATAAAGGTCGTAGTGACTATGGTAAAGCATCTATAAGAAATTATAGAAGGAAAGGACCTGGTCATGGTGAGCCTGGTATGTTTGATTCAGAGGGTAAAAGAGGTAAGACTATTGAACTTCGTAGGAAAGAACACAAAGACCGTCGTGGTGTTAAAGGTGCAAAAGTTCCTGCATATAAAAGAGAAGATGTAGAGGTTGCTGAAGCAAAGGTTGATAAGATGGTTCCCGATCATAAGAGATCAGGTAAAAGACTTGAACGCTATGGTAATCCTCATGGATCTCTAGCACTTGGTGGTGGTATACAAAGAGATAGAAGAGCAGATCATGCAGAAAGAAGAGGTAAGAAGACAAAAGGTATGAAAGAGGAGACATTAAAAGAAAAGATGTCTTCATATGATAGAAACAGAAAGGCAGCTGCAAAAAGAGCAGCAGCTAGGAACGCAGCAAGAGCTGCAGGTAAAACTGGAGTAGTACCAGGTGTAGGTTATGTAACACCACATAGGGAAAGAGAAACTTATAGAGATGAAGCAGGTGTTGAGAGACATAAGTCTGGTGCAAAGATGCCTAGTAAAAAGAAAGTTAATGAAGAAAAACAATCATGTGGTAAGGGACAATATTGGTGTAATAAGGATGAGAAATGTAAACCAATACCAGAAGGTCATCATGTGATGCCAGATGGTAAACTCATGAAGGGTAAAAAGCATGAGGAGACTGAAGTATATTGGTCAAGTAAAGCATTAGATCAGTTAGAAGATCTAAAAGAAAAGAAAAAGAATTGTGGTTGTGGTAAAGATCCTTGTATAACATACGGTAGTGTTACATCTAAGAAAAAGGATGCACCTATCAATCCAGAGACAGGTGTACAAACAGAAGCTAAAAATCCATATGGTAAACGTGCAGTAATAAAAATGCTCATCAAGTCAATGGCTGAAAGAGAAAGAGCAAAGGCAGGTGTTACTAAAGAAGGAACATCTTATGGTATTTTTAAGGGTGATGGTAAACCAAAAGGTGCAATGGCTGCATTCGCTAAGAAAGATAAGAAGAAAAAGAAAGATGCTATCCCTACAGTAGGAACTCCTTCTCCTGTTAGTGAAGCAAAGACTGCTGCATGGCAAAGGAAAGAAGGTAAGAACAAAGAGGGTGGTTTAAATGAGAAGGGTAGGAAGTCTTATGAACGTGAGAATCCTGGTTCTGATTTAAAAGCACCACAACCTGGTGGAGGACCTAGAAAAAGATCATTCTGTGCTCGTATGGGTGGGGTTAAAGGACCTATGAAAGATGAGAAAGGCAGACCAACTCGTAAAGCATTAGCACTTAAGAAGTGGAAATGTGGAACCTCTGAAGATTGGAAACCTTTTGGTAAATTTATTATAGATAGTGTACAATCTAAGGAAAGTTTTTATGGTAGTCAGGAAAAGGTTTCAAACGAAAGCAACCAAGAAGTTGAACAAACAGAAACACTTACTGCTGAAGCAACCAGATATTCCAAAGAAACAGGAACACACGTAAAGGGTGGAACTAAAAAACCAACTTCTCCTAAGACAAAGGATGCAGCACTAGACTTTATAAAGAAAAAATATAAAGGTCAGATAATGACAGGTGGTAGTAGACAGCAGAAAAAAGTTAAAGGTGCCAAGTCTACTATGGGTACTAATAAGTATAAGAATGCAGCAGACTCTAAGAAACAAACTGCAGCAGACGCTAAGAAACGTGGGTTTAAGTCTACACAAAATTACGTAGATACTATGGCACGTTACGGTGGAAAGAAAAATTATGACAGGGGTCGCGGTTTAGGAACTTAGGTGCTATAATAAAGATATGAATATACTACCTAACGAATTTAATCCAGTTATACTTCGAGAGAAGTATGGTGACACCTTTGATGACGAGAAATATAGAGCTGCTAGTAGAAAGAAAGAGGCAGAACTAAAGAAAAAGAATCAGATCATGAAGCATGGTAAGAAAAAATACCGTGAGATAGTTGCTGCAGGTAGAAAAGCAAAGGAAAAAGTAAAAGATCCTAGAGGAATTAGGTTCAAAGATAAGAAGGGTGAAGGTTATATGAAGGGTGGTAAAAAGACATACGCTTAGTCGTCTATATAGTGTGAAGTAATTATTATTAGATCATGTTATCATTTCTATTACCATTCGCTAAAAAAATTGTTGCAGACGCAGTAAGTAAAATTCCAGATGACGGAGAGTTGGGTGAGAAACTCATCGACCTTTGCATTATTGTACTAGAAAAAGCAGTTAAGCTTACAAAAACTAGTGCCGATGACAAACTACTAGAAACAGTTAAAGCATCACTTCAAACACGCTAGAAAAAGAAGGGTTTTAAACCCTCTTTTTTTATAAATAATCGTAGATAGGAACAATCTAGGAGTACTGAAAATGGCACTATATGGTGTAACTGATGCAGACGAAGCAAAGCCGAAGTGGGCTGTAAGAGGTGGAGCAGTTGATCCATCAAATATTTTTGCAACCGCACAAGGTTGGGTATTACGTCACTATAAAAAAGGAGATCAAACTGAATACTGGGATGAGATTTTAGTAGCAGTTGATGGTCTTGTTGGTGCAGGTTCAAGAGGAACCAATACACTAGGTAATGCTGATATTACAGCAGTATTCTTTGAAGGTACAACATACGCAGCAGCAGCAACTGGAACAGTTGTAGTTATCTACAACGAACTAGTAGATGTTACAGCAGGTGCTACACTTGTGGTAACTAATACTACTGATAGTGCTAGTATCACTGCTACATATGCTAGAGGAACAGGTACAAACCGTATCGAGTTTGACTTTACATGTGCTGCAGCAAGTAAAGTACATACTATCGGTGCTCAAACTATCTCTGGAACTATCGTTGACGCAGGTACTTCAACAGCATCTGACAAGGTATTCGTTCTAGGAGATACAATAGGAGCAGGTGGTTCTGGTTCTACTAAGACTATAACAACAACTTAATAAATGAAATTTGACGAACTGAATGAGGAAACTTACATTCTGTTCGCCATAAAGCATTATGAGAATCCTCACTGTGTTACACGTGAGGATTTTGATGAAGACATGAAGCGTTTTAAATACTTAAAACGTCTATTAAAACGTTATGTTAGAGGGGGTCCGTTGAGGACACATCTTATTATTAACCATCTTATCATCTTATATAATGTATTTGGCGAAGCAGCCACTCCTTTGATATTCTATAGGTTAGAAAGAGAGTATTGGTCTATTTTAAAAACTATACTAATCTATTTGAATAAATATCCTATGAACATGCTTCCAAATCTAGAAATAGATGAGGACATTAAAGACGAACTTAATCAGATATGAACGAAGAAATGATGACAACTGGTTCTACGCCTGGTGCGGCTGGATTTTCTGGCAAAGCAAATGCCAAAGGTCCTGTAGCAGGTTTTGATCCTGTCATGAAGTTCAGAGATAAAGTTCAAAAACGTAAGAAACTTAAAGAGGATAACGAAATCGATAGACCCATTGACGTGAATAGAGTACAACCATATGGTCGTTCAAGATTATTCCAATACAAAGTTACTATACCAAAGGTCGGTGAAACTATAGTATATGCAAACTCACCTGCAGAACTGACACAAAAATTACGTGTTCTTATAAACCCTCGATACAGAGGTGATATAAAAGTTGAACGTATAATGCCAGCCAATGCTGCTAAGTTCTTTATGGACAAGCGTATGGCTCATATGAAAAATATAGACACTAGTGCTAAAGCAAACTCTCGTCTATATGCTAAGGAAGAATTAGAACAGAAGTTTAAGAATCAGCAAGCACAAGCAAAGGTTGCTATTGAGAAGAAGAAAGTTAATCTTAAGAAACAGCAACTACAAAAGCAACTGCAAATGAAAACACAGAGTTTAAAGAAGCAAGCGAGAGCAGGATCGGAGCAAGACGAGACAAGATAAATGGCTGAGCAAGGAATAAATGCTGCTATAATAGAAAGGTTAGAAAAAGTAGTTGACACTCTTCAAGAAAACAGTGTGAAGATGGGTCAACTTCTTGCTGTACACAATGAGAAATTAGATAAACAAGATCAGATTGATGATGTCTTGTTTGAAAAGTTAGATAATTTGAATAAAGATTTTAACAGAGAGACAAATGCTATTAAGAAAGGTTGTGAGAGGGATATACGCAAGGTTGATGACCGCCTTAGAGTCATGGAAAAGAAGATGTGGTCTATTTTTGGTGGTCTTGCTATTGTATCTTTCATGGTGTCTGCACCAGGACAAGCACTCCTCAAAAACTTGACAAATAATAACAATACAAGTATGATAAGCGGACAGATAGTTCGTTCTATTGACTGAATTTGTTGACGCACATTACGTAAACTTACTTTCTCACAGACTAGACAAGTTTGTTAGGAAAAGACAAGACTTATATAACTTTCGTTGCCCTTACTGTGGAGATTCACAGAAGCATAAGAACAAGGCACGAGGTTATTTTTTTCGTATTAAGACAGATTTGGTATACAAGTGTCACAACTGTGGTGTAGGTAGAACGTTACCCAATTTCCTAAAAGATAACGCTCAAGATCTCTATGATGAATACATCTTAGAAAGATACAAGAGTGGGACTAGTGGGAAAGGATCCTTTGTTCCTAAACCATCATTTAATAAACCAGTATTTAAGAAAAAGGAAGACCTCGAAAGTATTGCTGATCTAAATAATGAGCACCCTGCCGTAAAGTATCTTGTCTCTAGACAAATTCCTAAAAAATATTGGTCCGAGCTCTTCTATACAGAAGAGTTCTGTACTTGGGTTAACAAAACGAAACCATCGTTTACAGAAATCAAGAACGATCACCCCAGAATCATTATCCCGTTCATTAAAGCTAACGCAAAAAAAGATGGAGGAAATCATGAAGGATGGTTCGGATTTCAAGGACGATCACTCAACCCCAAAGACCAACTAAGATATATTACTATCATGTTGGATGAAAATGAATCAAAAGTTTATGGACTTCACAGAATAAATCCACATGAAAAAGTTTACATCGTCGAAGGACCCTTCGACTCCCTCTTCTTGGAAAACACGGTTGCTATGGCTGGGTCCGACGTTGATCCTCGGACGTATAATTGGAGCAATTATATTTGGGTTTATGATAACGAACCTCGCAACAGAGAAATCGTTAAAAGAATCGACAAAACCATTGGTAGAGGAGATAAGGTAGTTATTTGGCCACGAAATTTACAACAAAAGGACATCAATGACATGCATTTAGCTGGACATAACGTTCAGTCTCTGGTAGAATCTAATACGTACCAAGGACTAGAAGCACAAATCAAATTAAATGAATGGAAAAAGGTATGACAAACGTAGTTAAGAGAAATGGTAACACCGAACCGTTAGATTTAGAAAGAGTACATCATATAGTTGAACATGCTTGCAAGGGTCTTGCAGGGGTTTCTGAATCTGCTGTAGAGATGAACTCTGGTATTCAATTCTTCGATGGTATAAAGACAGAAGACATCCAAGAAATTCTTATTCGTTCTGCTAATGATTTAATTACGTTAGAGAATCCTAACTATCAATATGTTGCTGCTAGACTCCTATTATTTGGATTAAGAAAAGCAGTTTATGATGGACATCCAGATAACCATCCTATCTTGAGAGATCATGTAGACCGTTGTATTGAGAAGAATCTTTACGATAAAACTATAGTTGAAAAATTTACTGATGAAGAGTGGGAACTATTAAATTCTTACATAGATCATGATAGAGATTACCTATTTACATATGCAGGTATGAGACAGGTAGTAGATAAATATTTGGTACAAGATCGTAGCACTGGTAGAGTCTTTGAGACACCACAATTCATGTATATGATGGTTGCTGCTACTCTCTTTCAAGATGATGACAAGTTCTATCGACTGGAGTACATCAAAAAGTATTATGACGCAATCTCAAAACACAAAATCAACATCCCAACACCGATCATGGGAGGAGTCAGAACCCCTATTCGTCAATTTGCAAGTTGCGTTTTGGTTGATGCTAATGACACCCTCGATAGTATCTTTAGCAGTGATATGGCTATTGGCAAATATGTCGCTCAGAGGGCAGGTATTGGTATCAACGCAGGTAGGATCCGTGGTATCAACAGTAAAATCAGAGGTGGAGAAGTTCAACACACAGGTGTCGTCCCGTTCCTTAAAAAATTTGAATCTACTGTTCGCTGCTGTACTCAAAATGGCATCAGGGGAGGATCTGCGACAGTGCACTTCCCAATCTGGCACCAAGAAATCGAAGACATCTTAGTCCTTAAAAATAATAAAGGAACTGAAGATAATAGAGTTAGAAAATTAGATTATAGTATACAATTAAGTAAGTTATTCTATGAAAGATTTTTACAGAGTGGAAACATTACTTTATTCTCACCCCATAACGTGCCTGGTTTGTATGATGCTTTTGGAACGGACGAGTTTGATAGCTTATATGTTCAATATGAGTTAGATGAATCTATACCTAAGACTACAATTCCTGCTCAAAAACTAATACTAAATCTACTTAAAGAAAGAGCAGAGACAGGTCGTATATACTTGATGAATATAGACCATTGTAATAGTCACAGTTCATTCAAAGACAAGGTAACCATGAGTAACCTATGTCAGGAGATCACATTACCAACAGATCCTATAGAACATATAGATGGTGATGGTGAGATTGCTTTGTGTATTCTATCTGCTATAAACGTAGGTAAAATTAATAGACTTGATGAACTAGATGAACTATGTGAACTATCAGTCAGAGGATTAGATGCCTTAATTGATTATCAAGATTACCCTGTAAAGGCAGCAGAACACTCTACAATCAACCGTAGATCATTGGGTATAGGATACATTGGTTTAGCACATTATCTCGCTAAGAACGGTGTTAAATATGATGATCAGAAAGCATATGATTTAGTACATAAGTTAACTGAAAGATTCCAATTTGCATTACTAACTGCATCTAATAGACTTGCTATGGAGAAAGGTGCATGCGGTTATTTCGGTAAGACAAAATATGCTGATGGAATCCTTCCGATTGATACATATAAGAACGAAGTAGATGAGATTGTTCCAAATGACCTATCATGTGATTGGGAGTATCTCAGGGGGAGCATCAAACAACATGGACTCAGGCACAGCACTCTGTCCGCACAGATGCCTTCGGAGAGCAGTTCCGTTGTGTCAAACGCAACCAATGGAA